AAGAGTAAGCTGTGGGAGAAATGGCTCGGCAAGTATGGGCAGATGGAGACTGCAGCAGAGGAAGACATGTGGAACGCACGGCCTAACGGGTTATGCAGACGCTACTGTCCTATCATTGAATGTGTTCACAACGGAGCAAACTGATGCCATACAAAAATCCCAAAGATCGTCCCAAGCAAAAGAACGCGCCTGTAGGCAGTAAGACGTTTGAAGCACGGATGGAACGCCAGCGTGCCCGCCGCAAGATGGATCGCACCAGTAAAGATGCTAACAAGAACGGTAAGGCTGACAAGCGCGAAGGCAAAGACGTTAGCCATAAGAAAGCCCTGTCGAAGGGTGGTACAAACAAAGACGGTGTGACGGTGGAGAGCCGCAGCAAGAACCGCGCAAGAAACTACAAAAAGAAAAAGTGATTTAGGGAGTTCCCTAAATAGGAGAACACGATGCAGATTATAGATGGTAAGGCGTTGCTGTTGAAGCTACGCAACCCGAGACGTGTCACTGAAGTGATACCAAAGAGCAAAGCGGTTGAAGACCACGAGGTGCTGGTGAAGTGGGGCATCGACGAGGCACTCAGCCTACGCAAGCTGAACATTGATGTACCCTCTCCGATCAACGGCAGGTACGAGTGGACGGGTAAGTATGCGCCGTTCGACCACCAGAAAAAGACCGCTGCGTTTTTTACGATGAACCAGAAATCCTTCTGCTTTAACGAGCAAGGTACAGGTAAGACCGCCTCTGCTATATGGGCCGCTGATTACTTAATGAAGCAGGGTAAGATCAAACGTGTGTTAGTTATCTGCCCCTTGTCTATCATGGACAGTGCGTGGCGTGAGGACTTGTTTACGTTTGCCCCGCATCGCAGTGTAGACATCGCGTATGGCAGTTCCAAGAAACGTCGAGCGATCATAGAGCAGGGTGCCGACTTTGTAGTGATAAACTATGACGGTGTTGAGATCGTAGCTGATGCAATCATAAACGGTGGCTTTGACCTTATCATTGTAGACGAGGCCACACACTACAAGAACGCACAATCCAAACGGTGGAAGGTGCTTAAACGGATTGTCAACGAAGACACATGGTTGTGGATGATGACGGGTACACCCGCTGCGCAGTCTCCACTCGACGCTTACGGGTTAGCTAAGATGGTCAACCCCAATGCTGTGCCAAGGTTCTTTGGTTCGTTCCGTGATATGGTTATGACAAAGGTAACGCAGTTTAGGTGGGTGATAAAACCCCACGCATCGGACACAGTGTTTAACATCTTACAACCTGCCATACGTTTTACCAAAGAAGAATGTCTTGACCTGCCCGATATGACATACGTTAAGCGCGTGGTCGAGCTTACACGCCAACAGAAAAAATATTATGACACGCTCAAGAAGAGTATGACCATGACTGTAGGCGACGATGAAGTGACCGCTATGAACGCGGCGGTCATTATGAACAAGCTCCTGCAAATATCTGCTGGCGCTGTGTATACCGATGATGGTGACACGTTAGAGTTTGACATCAAGCACAGATACAAAGTGCTAAAGGAAGTGATAGACGAGAGCAGCCAAAAGGTTCTTGTGTTCGTGCCATTCAAACACACTATTGACATATTGACCGACAAGCTGCGTAATGACGGAGTTGCTACTGAAGTAATTCGGGGGGATGTACCCGTAGCAAGACGAACCGACATATTCAAACGGTTTCAGAATACCCCCGATCCAAGGGTGCTAGTCATCCAGCCGCAGTCCGCGGCGCATGGTGTTACGTTAACTGCAGCGAACACGGTGGTGTGGTGGGGGCCAACCTCCTCCTTGGAAACATATGCCCAAGCTAACGCACGGGTTCACAGGTCGGGCCAAAAGCACCGATGCACCGTTGTGCAGTTGCAAGGCTCTGCTGTGGAAAAGCGTGTTTACTCACTGTTAGATAACAGAATAGACGTACACACAAAAATGATAGACTTATACAAAGAAATACTTGACTAGGGTATTTTATACCACTAGAGTATAATTCTCGTTACTAGAGGAGAACGCAAATGACGGATCAATCCGACATACCTGCGGATAAACTGACAAAAGCCTACATCAAGCTACGGGCAAAAAGAGCAGAAATATCCGCACGGTTCAAAGAAGAGGATGGAGCGTTGGTTCGCCAACAGGAAATCTTAAAGAACGCGTTGCTAGACTACTGTGAGAACCACAATGTCGAGAGCGTTAGAACCTCCGAGGGTTTGTTTTTCAGGTCCACTAAAACCAAGTATTGGACCAGTGATTGGGAACAGATGTACAGCTTCATAAAGGAGCATGATGTACCTGAGTTCTTAGACAGGCGGTTAAACCAAACCAATGTCAAACAATTCTTAGAGGAAAACCCAGACGTTCTGCCGAAGGGTATGAACGTAGACACCGAGTACGTCATATCAGTAAGGAAAAAATAATGGCAGAACCATTTGTACCAATAGAGGATTTGGCAAAGCATTTCGCAGTGTCCATTTCTACTATACGTGCGTGGGTGCGGCAGGGGCACATCCCTAAATCCACGTATATTAAGATCGGTAATACATACCGTTTCAACAAGACTTCAGTGACCGAAGCCCTAACAGGTAAAGCCATGGAAGCCGAACAGGCCGAAATTCGTAATGAGCCTGTAGAAGAACAGTTGGAGTTTAACTTCGACGCCGACACAGACGTATAAGCCAAAAAGGAGAACGACATTGGCAGACACTTACATCATTGAAAACGTAGAAGCACTATGGCCAAGGCTAGATCAGACGTACGCGTTTGATAAGAAGGCCAATCGTAGTATGCCCTGTGGTCCACGGGATGCTAACGCAGAGTTTTCTATACAATTCCGTATGGACAACGCCACTGCAAAAGGTTTGTTTCAAGCCATGAGCGTAACGTACGCGGCAAACCGTGAAGACAAGTGGGCTGAGAAACTAGCCAACCCGTTTGTCAAAGACGATAACGGTTCTATTACGCACAAAGCCACATTGAAAGGCGCGTATAACGGGCAGGTAACAAACAAGCCAGCGCAATATGATTCGCAGGGTAACATGCTACCGGAAGACTTTAAGTTGACCACAGGCAGCACTGTTAGCGTAGCGGTTAAGCTGGTGCCTTACGACTTTGGGGGAAATCAGAGCGTGTCATTGCGCATCAACGCTGTGCAGGTAATCAAGTATACTCCGATGGAACGCGCCAACCCATTTGGTGCTGTGGACGGAGGGTTCGTCATGGAAGACCCCAACCCGTTTGCACCGAAGTCAAAAACAAACAACGTCTTGGCTATGAAGCCCTCCGTAGAAGAGGATAGCGATAGCATGTTTGAAGCAGAGCCAGTGAAGAAGACCGCTAAAAAAGCGGCGGCTACTGCATCTAAGGGTGATCTGAACGACATCGTAGACAGCATGTTTGACGACGACTAGACACAAATCCACGGCTGCTACGGTGGCCGTGGTTACTCCTATGGTATGAGTGGTAACAATGATAAACAAAAGATTTTTAGATTTGGTGTTGGCGCACGAAGGTCACTATTGTGTGTGGGCTTTGAAAGGCACTAAACCAAACGAACAGATCAAACAGAAATTTTATTCGTCTACTGATGAGGTGCTACAGGCAGCACGTGACCTCGACGCAAACGGGTGGAACGCTTTCTTTGCAATGGGCACGTTCTTTGAGGCTGGGTCTCGCGTAGCTACCAACATGCAATGGATGAAGTCTTTTTTCTTGGACTTAGACTGTGGACCGAACAAAGAGTTCCCGTCTCAAGAGGTGGCGATTGAAGAGCTACGTGTGTTCTGCGAGAACAACGGCTTACCTATTCCCACACTTATTAACTCTGGTCGCGGTGTGCACGTTTACTGGATACTGTCCGAACCTGTGTGCCGAGCAGACTGGTGGCCTGTCGCTGAACGACTGAAGAGGTTGTGTGCTGAACAAGGGTTTGAGGCTGACCCGTCTCGAACATCCGATGCCGCTGGCATATTACGTGTGCCGAGCACTCACAACTACAAGTATGCTGAACCCCTACCTGTAGAATTTTATGGGGTGGAAGAACCGACAACTGTAGACTTTGATAAGTTTTCAGTTTTGTTGGGGGGTGATCCGATACC